TGCTTGGACCCCAAAAGTAGCTAAAACTCCGGTGAAGACTGAGGCGATGAATGTTGGATCCAGTTTTTGTTCAGGAATTCCGAGTGCAGGAGGTAGTTTGATGTATGCCAGAGTGAGAATTCCACCACTCCAAACAAGAATACCAAGACGGACAAAAGTAGACAGAATTGCAAGTTGTTCTTCCTTATCATCTGCTGCCTCCTTTAATTTTGCTAAAGGACCTTTATTTTTTGGTTTATCTTCCTTGACTTCCTTTACGTCTTCAGGCATTTGAAGCAAGCAGCTAATAATATTTAGAAAAAAAGGGACCTAATAGGTCCCTGATCCTTGAAATATTGGTGACATTAATCCACCATCTGATCCATCATCATCCTCATCTTTTTTTGCTAAAGCAAGCATTAGAAAATAAGGAGTAATAATGAACACCAAAGTTTGTAGTAGTGTCCAGTCGTAAGTCATGATCCTCTCGCAACTGCAGCAATAGGAATTAGCATCAGCAGTGCTGCTACTATGAATCCCATCACACTACACCAGGAATGATTTGACCTGTAACTGCATAGACTGCACAGATGGCAATAAAACCCATCATTGCTGCACGTCCATTTGCTCTAAAAAAGATATCAGCGTTAGTTGTATTATCCATCACCAGATACCAGGAATGATTTGACCTGATACTGCATATGAACCAATTGCTGCAACTACGCCAAGCATAGCTGCCCAACCATTAATGCGTTCTGCTTTTTCGTTCATTGTTTTAACCCAGATTAGATGTTTTTAAAAGTGCTTTTGAATAGTCCAGTTTAGAACCTGGTGTATTTTCATAAGTAGAGGAATCACCATATGTTTTGTGATCACTATATCCAACCATTGCTCCTTTGGTGCGTTGAAGTGCAGGCATAAAAGCAATGAAGAAAAATACTCCAGGTGCTCCAATAATAAGTGCTCCACCAAAGATGTATCCTGCAAGGAATTCAACAATGGTGTGATTAGCAGTCCAAGAGAATTCGGTCTGCGTCAAGAGTTCAATCATTAGATAAGTTCTGTATCTTCAAACGATACCAAAGAACAGGTTACCAGTCAAGGCATATGAGACAATGCCACAAATAAAACCAACCATCGCAGTGCGACCATTTAGTTTTTCTGCCTTCTCAGCATAGGTTTCATACCCATAGCGCTCAGCAGCAGTTTGGTCAATATACATACGTGGTTCCTTGGCCCACAGGTTTTGTTGTCCAAGGTCATTTGATGTTACAGTCATTTACCTAATGTAATGATTCTTTACATAGTATATAGCATTTCTAAAGTTTTGTCAACACATATTTTCTTAAGATTTCAGTTTGATGACATTTTAATACATGTATCTGGATTATTTCTACAATATTGCCTGACATATCCATGCACATCCACCTCTATAGCATGATGAGTATGTTCATGAAGCACTCCAATAAAAACTAAAATACCCACTAACATTAAATTAAAATGGGTAACTGGTGAAAGCAAAATCTTTTTCATAAAAAAAGGGGTGCTGTCGCACCCCAGTATAGCATCTAGATATTGATTGTCTACTTAGATCAGAAGTTGTACTTCAAACCCAACTTACCGCCCAGACCAAAGTCATCTTCATCTTCTGCAGTCAGGAAGGAAACCTCACCATATACACCCAGATTATCACCAACAGGCAGTCCAAGACCAGCCTTACCAGAGAATTGGGTATCAGTATCTTCGCCATCAACTGCTACGATCGCAGGACCAGCCTGGACATAGTATGAAGCAGAATCACCCAGAGCACCTTCAAAGCCAACATGAATGTCAGTGGTTGCTCCAGAATAATCATCGCCTACCCAACCAGCATTGGTTTCTACATTTACGTAGGGTCCTGCAATAGCAGCACCAGCAAACAGGGGAGCAGCAGCAATTGTAGCGAGAACAGATTTGATCATTAGAATTTACCTCGTAATTTTTACTTGTGGAATGATTACCCACAGATGGAAAGAACCTCGACAAGGTTCTGTTTGTATCCTTTTATTACTTTAATTACTGAAAGACAAAAGGTTAAGTATTTATACTAGCAGAATTGTGAGAGTTTGTCAAATGTGGTTGGTAATCACCCATTACCTGAAGACTCTGTAATTCTACCCAAATATGGGTCATAGTCCATAATCTCCTGGATGGACTGCTGAGCACCAGTCTGTGCCCAGTAGTTCATCTGAGCATCATAGTTCCCTTTGTGGAATGCGTCAATGTGCTCAGGGTGGATAGAGGACCCCAGTTCAATGCGATAAAGAAGAAGAGGTACAGCATAGGTATTACCTGAATTATAGATAAGGTCATCTGCTACTGGTCTTGGTCTAACCCCATTATCTAATTTAAACTTATCACCTCTGCAGTGCAGATTAATAAGTTTATTAGCATGATGTCTGGTAATCAGATAACAAGCAGTTGAAAACTCATTCACAAATCTCTTGTGGATCTTGGTAAAAATATCTCCTGTACTGATAATAGCAATCTGAACAACATCCCAATCATAGGGCAATTTTGCTACAATGTCTTTCCATGTAAAGTTCCAATACTTTACAGTGTCCAGACAACAATCATCTTCCATCATGATTGCATATGGTTCATCTGTCTCCTCATAAAACTTTTTAATTGCTTTAAGGTGTGAGGTAGTGCAACCAACTTCGCCAGGAGTCATGAAGTCAGGGTATCTTCCTTTAAGAAGATGTCCTAAGTCATCATCTCTACCATCAAATGCAGAGATTCTTTGATAGTTATCAATTTCCCAATACTTATATTGGTCTTGCATATACTGCCATCTCTCTGGTTGCCCATCAAGATTGATACAATAAATGGGAGCAGTGCCTTTCAATTTATATGCTGCTTTATTTTTATCCATTAGTAAACTTTCTCCCATTCAAACCTAATAAAGTCAGTTGACCATTTGCCAGTTCTCTTTCTCTCCTCAAACAAATCTCTATTTGGATGATTGAATTTTTGAAAGTCTATCACTTCTGCTTCATCAATATAATCAAGAGGGAGTTGAGTGATCATGATGTTAATTTTACCTTGTGATCTCCACCAAAATGATGGATCAGTATATCCATACTGTCCCACAAGGTCTTCTTCACACCCACCAATGTTCCAATAGTCCTCTTTACGTATAATGCAGATAGCAGGGTGAGGATCACCATGCTTTGGATGATTTGGATTTTTGGTTCTGCGTGTGAACTTATAGGCATTTGGTCCACCAAGATTTGCAAGTTGCAGCATACCCTCTGCAGTCTCCTGAGGGACAAAACAATCCATGTCTAGGATCATCATCCATTCAGTAGCGCACTCTTGTGCTGAGAGGTTCCTGACACCTGCAATATTCCATTTAAGATCTTCCTTGACCCTCAGGATAGAAAGGTCAAGTTCAGAAAGATCTTCATCCTTGAGAACTTCTGTAGCAGGAACTTTACTTCCATCATCAATAATACAGAAAGAATATTGATCTCTTACTTCTTTTCTCCAGGTTTTCCAAGAATTAACTTGTTCAATCAAAATGTCACTTTGATTGTAAAATGAAAGATTGATAGTAATTTTTTTCATTTTAAATTTTGCTTAATCCAATCAACAACTTTAATACTCCACTTCCATCCAAGGGTCTCTTTTACCTTATCAATGTTTGCTCTGGAATGCAAAACTTCACCTGGTCTAGCAGGAATTTTAATTTGATAATCAGAAACTAAATCAGCAATAGTTTGAATTTCAGTTCCTTCTCCAGTTCCAATGTTGAATACTTCACCATATTTTTCAAGTTCTCTTTGAGAAGCAAGAATGTTTGCATAGACCACATCAGATACATGAACAAAGTCTCTTGTTTGATATCCAGGTTCTACAATTGAAAGTGGTTCTTTGTTTTCTCTTTGTCTTTTAAAGATAGACATAACAGGAGCATACTGTCCTGACTGATGCTGCCCTTCACCATACACATTAAAATATCTGAACATCACTGTCTTAAGACCATAAAGTTCATAGTACATCTTAAACAGCATTTCTCCAGAATACTTTGAAATTGAATAAGTATTCAGACAATCTATCCTATTTGTTTCATAACTAGGATTGAACAATGTATTGCCATACACAGCACATGTGGATGAGAATATTGCTCTATCTACGTTATGAATCCTACAGCACTCCAACACATTCATAGTTGACAACATATTGTTTGCCATACTCTCATTTGGTTTTTCAACACAATATGTGATGGCAACCTCAGCTGCCATATGAAATACATTGTTTACGCTATCAAAAAGATGAACATACTTTGTGTAATTTTCAATTAAATCAACAAGATAATATGTTGCTTTAGGATTTGGATTATGATGTTGAACTCTATCCAACACAATAACCTCATGACCTAAGTCAATCAATCTATTAACAAGATGAGATCCAATAAATCCACATCCACCAGTTACAATACTTCTAATCATAATTCATAATTATCTGTTGACATTGAAAGACACTCAACTGGAGAAACCATCTTGTTAAATTTCATATTGCAATTGTCCCACATTTGTTTATATGAGACATTGTGCCAACAAGATTCCCAGACCAGTGGAAGAACCACACCCTCCTCAAAATATCCACTGTGTAATGCTATGACATTTGTCTTGTAGCAATCATACAGGGGAAGAGGAAATGTCTTGATATTATATATCTTGAACATCAGAGACAGTATAGACTGGTCATTCTGATGTTTGATAAAATGAACACTCTCTTTACTAGTTGATGGAGAATAATCCATCAATCTAATTATACTCCATGTGTCAAATAATTCTTGAAAGAATTTGACTGAGTATTCATTCTTCTTGACCAAAAAGATACCACCATATGCTTGATTGGTGTCCCAATACATTGAGTCAGTAATATTAAAATGCTCATAAAGATCATTCTTAGTAAACAATCTTTCTAACCACCAGTCACTATGAAATCCAACAATACCTTTTTCTGAATTGTTTGCAAGGTTAAAAAGATTCTCAACTCCATCCTCTTTCAAATCTCTGATGTCACTATCAATCCAGAAGATAACATCACCATCATCACACTCCTGAAGTCCTTTATGCATCAAATATGCTTTTGCTGCCCAAGGAAACACACGACTGTCATCAAACAATGATTGATGCTCTTTGATATAGTCTGGATCAACATCAGATAGATTGAACACCTTTACTTCATCAATAATAGGATACTTCTCAATCTTATCCTTGAATGCTTTCATATTGACTTCTCTTTCCCTATGCCTATCAGCAAAGGTAAAGACTTTATACTTACCTTCCTTTACTGATGGTCTCATTTCATTACCACCAGAAAGAATTTTATCCCTATTTTCAGGGTTCCTATAATAATAGTTTGTAGTTACATCAAAGAAGTATGGAAGATATTTCTTAACAGATTCAAAAGATTGAGACATTTTCTATATCAGGATTATATGATGATAAGGTATAAATTGAGAATTTTACTTTGTTGTAGAATTTAAACAAAAGTGAGTAATCATCCTTGATTGACTGACATTGTTTCTTCTCAATCTCATAGTCATGTTTCTGTGGAACAAGATATTCCTTTTCATAGAAATCAAGACCAAAGATATTTACCTTGTCTGCATTATAGTAGTTAATAGCAAGCATAATACCCCATGCTAGAGAACCTCTAACACATCCATGTGGCCATACACCTGGATAACTATCTCCCTGCTTGAGTTTACCACTCAGATGAGCATATTTGTAGTCCTCTACACACTCTGAGGGGAAGCAACTAAAATTACCTTGAGCAGGACTATCTCTATCTGTGCCAGAACCAAGAGGAAAAACTGTATTAAATTTATTCTTTACATTATGATCTGACTCAATGCCTCTAATCAAAGACGACAAATCTCCAATGCATGGTGTACAAATAAGTGTTAGATCTTTTCCAGTAATGAACTGAGAAACTTCAGGCACTTTGTAATATTCGCATGGGTTTCTAGGTGATTGCCACCACTCATTAATTAGAATTACATCAGTGCAATCTGATTTAAACTTATCAAGTTTTTTGAGAGATTCACCTCTTCCCAAAATAGTAACTTCCATTATCCTCCAAAAATTAATCTATGTGAGTCATCATCAAAATGCTGAGTAGAGAATTCAAATAACTCAGTGTCTTCTAAAGCAATTAATCTATGTCTTGTACCTCTTGGTAAATCAACTTTGTCACCACGTGTTAAAATTATACTCTCTGAGTCCTCAATAGAATCTCCCTGAGAGTATAATAATTTAATTGATCCTGATTGTATGTAAAAGGTTTCTCTTTTTAATTTGTGAAAATGCCATGATGACATTTTACCTTTAATAATAAAAAGTAACTTGCCACAATATTCTTCATTGTTAGCAATCCACTTTTCATAACCCCATACTTTAGGAACAAACTTAACTAAAGAAGTGTCCATCAGTTACAGCTCTGTCATCTATGTAGTAATCAGCGTTTGGTTTACCAAGTCTTAGTTCTTGATACTTACATCCCCAACTTTTTAATTGGTTTTCTGTAAGGTTGAACATGTTATTATATTCAACATCAATATCAGAACCACTAACACCAAAACTGGGATCCCATTTACTGGCACCCCTAGCAGTCATGTATATTATGTAGTGACCTTCATCAAACAGTTTATTGACCTGAATGATTCTATCTACCATGGGTTCAGCTTGTTCATACTTGCCCCAAGTATTGGTGCATATGGTGCCATCAATATCAAAGCAATAGATTTTTCTATCCATTATTCCTGAGTTTTTTCATGATAGGGATTTCACTATCATACACCTTTTTCACACCATCTCCAAGCATCCTTGTAAGAAAATTAATTTGCCTTACAAGTTCTTCACTATGCTCAATAGATGCTGCTTGGTCTGTGCCAAATTGGGTTCTACTATCAGTGATATGAAATTCAATACATTCAGACCCAAGAGCAGTTGCACCTAGACTAGCAACAAGTCCACTATAATGATTAGAGAATCCTGCCTTAATATGTGGATACGTATCCTTTAGTGTATGAATATATTTGAGATTCAACTCATCAATAGCAGATGGATAGGTACTAGTGCAAGCAAGAATATACTTAAGACTATCACCCAATGCCACTACAGCAGCATCAACCTGTTCAGGGGTACACATACCTGTTGATAGGATGGTAGGTTTTCCTGTAGCAGCAAGTTTTTTCAAGAAGGAAATATCTGTTGCAAGTGCTGATGCTACTTTGTGATAATCAACTTCAACATTTAATTCAATATCATCAATACTCTGTTCATCCCAACAGGAGACAATAAAATCCATCCCCAACATCTTTGTATAGTCACGCAAGTTTTGATATTGCTCCACACTAAATTCAATTTTCCATTTGTATTCAAGATAAGTCATCTCACCCCAAGGTGTTTCTCTAATCTTATTCTTTTGATCTTCAGGCACACAAAGATCAGGATTTCTTTTTTGGAATTTTACAGCATGACAACCAGAACGATGTGCTTGATCAAT